TCACTTCTTCAATGGCAAGTGGAAATGACGTACAAGTGTTGGGTGTGGATGGAACCACCCTTTACCCTGTAGACTCTGTAGTGGTTGCGGGTGACGGGTTGAGCCTTACCTTCAAACTTTCGGCGACAGGTGTGGCACTTGGTAGCACACAACTCACAAATAGACCCTATAAGGTTGTCGCGACGATCGGGGGTGGTCTCACGGCGACCAGTACCGCAACGATCGGGTTTTCGGGTCTCTCATGGACCTCACCGGCGGCTGGTGCGACCTTAAACTTCTCTACTCTCTCGTCAGCGAATAATACGGAATTAGCGGCTACAGACGACGTTGGGGGTACCAATAGGACATTCTCTGTACCTGCGTCTAACTTACCCTCGAGTCTCACTCTTAACCCGAGTACGGGTGCGATAACAGGTATTATCGGGGCGGTGGGAACGACGAGTGTAACATTCCGAGTCACTGATACTGTGACTGGAGCGACCCTGGATAGAACATTCAGTATTGTGGGGGCGACACCACTCTACGCCTTTACCTCCCCGTTCACGTTCACGACCACGGGGATCACAGGTCCCTCTGGCCCTACAATCACCCAATTAAGGGCCGCGTATTCTAGTGACAGCTGGACACAAGCAAACGCGTCCGGGGGTCCTTTTTTGAACGTGGCGATCCAAGGAATACAGGACTGGACTGTTCCCTCAGACGGGACGTATGAGATTGCGGCGCTTGGGGCAGATGGTGGCGACACCACGGGCGTGCCAGTCGCCGCGGCATATGGGGGTCGTGGTGCTTACATGAGGGGAGAATTCACACTTACTAAGAATTCTGTTATAAAAATACTTGTGGGTCATAAAGGTAGTACAGTTTTCGGTTATACTTCTGGTGGTGGTGGAGGAACATTCGTTATTTACGAAAATGGTGCGACCGATACTCCACTCGTTATCGCCGGTGGTGGAGGAGGTGGTGGTCTTAGCGGCGGGGATGGAATAGATGCCACTACATCATTCCAGGGATATGGTGGAAATCACGGCCTATTGGCTGCATCGGGATATGCCCCGACGTCAAATAGCAACAGTGGGTGGGGTACCGGTGGGGGGGGGTACTATTCATCTCCAGTGTCTACGCTTAATTATAACGTTTCGATAAATGCAAAGGGGTTCATACAAGGTGGGAATGGCGCTCAGGTAACCACCCAGAGTAGTCAGGCAAGCTGCATCGGTGGGTGGGGTGGATTTGGCGGTGGTGGCGGTGGTGGATGTAATGGGGGGGGAGGGGGGGGAGGTTGGTCAGGTGGCCGCAATGGCGGTGGTAGTGGTGGTTCGTATCTTTCGGCTGGAAACGGATTCATAGCTGGCAATACCTACATCGTGTCAGGGTCGAGTGTCCCCACGAATTCATCGTACCCCGGAGCCGGCTACGTCGTCATCACAAAATTATAACATCTAGTATATTATATGGAACTTTGTACCGATTGTATTGTTGAACCCACACCAGAGGAAACTGCGACCCAAGAAGCCGTGGAACAACGTAGGGTCGATGCGATGACGAAACTCCGCTCAGAGCGAGACGCATTGATTCCCTCCACTGATAAATACATAATGGCAGATTACCCCATAAGGGACGAACTCCGTCAACAATGGGGTCGTTACCGCCAACACCTCCGTGACCTCCCGGGTATGTCTTCACCGGATCTCGATGAAGATGGAAACCTGACAGGTGTTGAGTGGCCCGCAATTCCAACTGCCTAACCTTTTCCTCCAAAGTGCCTCCCACTTTGTAAGAAACCCCCGCGCCGAGTGGCTTCGCCACTCGTATCAAACAAAGTCCTTCGGACTTTTTCGTTTAAAAAAACCTCCCCAAATAGTAGATACGATGCCTATCGCAACACCCCAAGGCACGCTCGATTTCAAGAGTGTCGATGCGGTCACGTTCGTCGGTGTTTCATCGAACACGGTCATCGACACAACTACAGGAAGCTTCGGGGTCGGGGTCGACGGTAACGGACCCACGTCTAATTTACACGTGGTCGGGAACGCATATATTTCTACAGATTTAACCGTGGTCGGTGATATAGACTTCTCGGGAACTTTCAATCAAAATGGAGCCCCGTTTTCATCCTCTCCATGGACAAAGACGGGGGCTGACCTTTCTTATACGACGGGGAACGTCTCTTTAGGGAAGGAATTGACTGTCACTGGGAACGTTTCAGTATCGGATGATTTGACTGTCACTGGGGGTGTTACTTCTACGACTTCACTCATGAGCAATGTAGTCACGATCGGAACTACTAAGACATTTGTGGTCAAGGTTGGTAGCAATGGTAAGTATGAGATCAATGGTGTAGATCGTCCCACTTTACACTTACACCAACACCAAACGTATATTTTTGATCTATCCGATAGTAGTCTTATCGCTCCCAGTGTTCACCCTTTTAGAATTTCAGAAACTGCCACTGGTGATGCATACGATACGGGTATAACAACTACGGGTGCGTATGGAAGTACTGAAAAGAGAACGTTTGTAGTCCCAGCGGGTGCCCCTACAACACTTTACTATTACTGTACGTCCCATAGCGGTATGGGAGCTACGGCGAGTATCTCATCAACGGCTGAACTGATGGTTTCAGGTCGGGTTGAGTCAACAGACCTTGTGGTCACCGGGACAGGGGGTAGCACTCTAGGCAGTGGCACTACGGCACAGAGACCGGCGAACCCTACCCTGGGTACGATCCGCTATAACTCCACAACCGGGTTCATGGAAGCGTACGCAGCGGTGGGGTGGGCCCCCATCGCCCAACCACCCACGGTCACAGGTATTTCGCCGTTAACCACACTTACTAGTGGTGGGGTGGTGCCTAATTGGTCCCAACAGCCGAAGATTCAGTCAACGGATATAGTTCATGGAGACTACTTTGGCGGTCTAGGGCAAGTCTCAATGAGCTCGGACGGGACGAAGGCTATTGTGGGGGCGTACGGTGAGGACCCACCGACCAGTGCGGGGGGTACTAATGCCGGCTCTGCCTATATCTTCACCTACAACTCAAGCACCAGTCTGTGGTCCCAACAACAGAAGCTTGTAGCATCGGATGCCGCCTCGCCCGACTACTTCGGCTCCGCCGTCTCCATGAACTCGGATGGGACGAAGGTTATCGTGGGGGCACGGGGTCAGGACGTCTCCGGAGGCTCTAACGATGGCGCCGCATATATCTTCACCTACAACTCAAGCACCAGTCTGTGGTCCGAAGAAACGATGCTTGTAGCAACGGATTCAGCTCAAAACTTGCGATTCGGTGAGGTGGTCTCCATGAGCGGGGATGGGACGAAGGTTATCGTGGGCACAGGGACGGGTTCAGTCAGCGGTGCCGCCTACATATTCACCTACAGTAGTGGGTCTTGGGATGCAGGTACGAAGATTCAGTCAACGGGTATAGATGCGACTGACTACTTCGGTATAAGCGTCTCAATTAACTCCGACGGGACGAAGGTTATCGTGGGGGCAAAGACAGAGAACACTGGAAACGACGGTGCCGCCTATATCTTCGTCTACAGTGATGGGTCTTGGGATGCGGGTACGAAGCTTGTGTCACCGACCGCGAACCCGGCCGGTGACTACTTCGGCGCCAGTGTAGACATATCTGGTGATGGGAACCTTGTCATCGTGGGGTCACAACTGGACAGCGAGGCGGTATCGAGTGGAGGTGCCGCCTATATCTACACCTACAGTGGTGGGTCTTGGGATACAGGTACAAGGGTTCAGGCATCGGTCACAGAGTTGGATGACAACTTCGGCTACTCCGTCTCCATGAGCTCTGACGGGACGAAGGTTATCGTGGGGGCGCTGCTCCAAGCAGACTCTAACTCCGCAGCCGGTACCGGGGCCGCCTATATCTTCGTCTACAACTCGGGTACCAGTCAGTGGTCCCAACAACAGAAGCTTCTAGCATCGGATGCCACAAACGGTGACAAATTCGGTATAAGCGTCCACATGAGCAGGGACGGGACGAAGGTTATCGTGGGGGCCTCCCCTCCTTACTCCCTCGGAAGAACCGGTGGTGCCTACATCTTTGATTTCTCAGCCGAGGTCTTGGATTCATCAACCCAAGTATTCACGGCTACCGGTACGGGTATTGTTAGTGGATCGACGGTACAATTGGAAGGTGCCGATGGAAGTTTGTACAGTGTTTTCGATGCGACCGCTGCCGGGACCCAAGTGACTTTCAAGATGGGGACACTCGGGGCGAGTGGTGGCTATGCCGTGGCACAACAACCCTATAAACTTAAAGTCAACAGCACGTCGGGTCTGATCGGGACCAGTACTGCCGTGATTGGGTTTGCGGTTGGGTGGACCACCGCGGCTGATGCGGACCTGACCTTCATTACTATCGATACCACGACTCAAACACTCGTGGGTACAGATGGTGGTGGTGGTACGAATAGGACGTTCTCTCTAGCACCCGGGAGTAACGCCTTACCATCAGGCCTCCAACCGGTGACCGCCGGGGGTGCGATAACAGGTCAAATTGCGGCGTTGGGTACGACGAGTGTAACATTCCGATTGACCGATAATGCCACCGGACTGTTCACAGATAGAGCAATCAATATCGTAGGGTCGTCAGACCTCTACACCTTCAGCCCAAATCCGTTCAAGTTTACGAATGGGGGGCAAACGGGATACCTTGGACCGGAACTCGTAACTTTAACGGGTCACGCCGATTATTCAGCTGCGGCGTGGAGGACGAATCCTGCACACTTTAATTTAGGAAAGGGTTATTACCCCGATTCAGGGTCGGATGCCTCCACACCACAGAGGGGGTTTCAACTTTGGACTGTACCCAAAGATGGTACGTACACAATCCAGGCACAAGGGGCTCTAGGCGGCGACGCGAATTTTACCAGCCAAACACCGGGTAAGGGTGCACGAGTCCAGGCGGATTTTACATTAACAAAAGGAACAAAAATAATTATTATTGTTGGACAGGGGGGGGTCGCCGCCACCAACTACCAGCTTTCGAGTGGTGGTGGGGGTGGTACGTTCGTTCTCAAGAACAATTTCGGAATCACCACAGATGATATATACCTTATTGCGGGTGGTGGTACTGGTACGAGTGAATACACTAATAGCAACACGTATCTCTCCGCAAATGGAAGTAGTCAGGGAACCTCACACGTACCATATAACAATCAAGGGCCGAACGGCGGTAGTGGTGGAGGTGGGTGGGGACAGAACGGTAAAGGTGGGGACGGAGTCTATACATATGGTAAAAGTGTGCATAACTTTGTGGATACACCCCAAACAAACTCGCGATCGTACAGCGTGCTTGTTAAACCTGGGCAGGGTGGTGTAAGGAACCAATCTTCATGTGGTGACGGTGGGTTCGGCGGTGGTGGATCTGGACAACATCAAACCTCTGGTGGTGGCGGTGGGTATGGCGCTGGTGGGGCTGGCTACTACAACTCGCCAAGCTACGCTCCCGCTGCCACGTCGTGGATCATGCCTAATGGTACAACAAGTATTACCGTAGCAAACCGTACTTTCTTGGGTAATCCAGGTGGTACGGCGACAGCTGACTTTAACGGTTGGGTCTTAATCACACAAAATTAATCTCATTATATGTTAGATGCTCGCCCAAGTATTAGAAATCATAACACCTGGTGTATCCTATACGTCTGACGGTACTACGTGGGAAAGTGTTGTTTTCGATGATGATAATTTTGCAAAACCCCACGACGAGATGTATGAGAGCGCGCTCTACAAACTCACATACACCGAAGAAGCGCGTATACTCGCTTTCAATAAACTTCGAGAGGAGAGGAACGTTCTCCTCGATAAGAGTGATAAATACATGACCCGAGATTATCCACGCAAACATGAGGTAGAGGATTGGATCATGTATCGCCAGGCTCTGAGGGACTTACCTCGTACGGCCCGACCCATCCTCGATGAAGACGGAAACCTCACGGGTGTTGAGTGGCCCCCAATTCCAACTCCATAAACCAATTTCCTCCAAAGTGCGTCCCACTTTGTAAGAACCAGAGTTCCAAGTGCGAAGCACTTGTCCCGTCCTTCGGGTTTCCCCCAGTTTAAAAAAACCTCCCCAAATAGTAGAGGTGAACATGCCGATATACACACCCACCGGGTTTC